TCTACTTCCTGTGTCTAGCGGTCTTCTTCGCTATCTTTTTGGGCTGCTTGGAGTGCTGTTTTCCTTTCTTTGTGTCTGCTCTTTTCTTTCTGGATGTAGCAGCATATTCCGCATCTGATAAAGCCTGTCTAGCCTTCTTCGGGAGATACCTTTCACCTGTCGCCTTTTTTCCTTGTGTTGACGGCTTGCCTGACTTGGTACCCCAATCTTGCTTGGTCCACTTCTTTAGAGACTTTTGTGATTTTTTTAAAGCCATTACTTGCCTTGTTTTTTCCTTATAGCTTCTTTGCCCTTCCTGGCTATTTCCGCTTGCTTAGGTTTCTTTGCAACTTTTGCTCTTTGCTCTAGAACAGTCAATATTTGTATCTTTCTAGCGAAAGGTTTTTTAATTCTTTTTACTTTAGCCACTGTATCTCGCGCATCCTGCACAGTTGCAAACTTTATAGGAACTGTATCTTTTGGATTTTCGTCCGTATATAAACGTCTTCCAGATCCTTTTGGCTTTTTACCCGTTCCAACCTTAGGGTCTTTAGGCATTAGCTCTTGTATCCACCACCAGCTTTTTTATATTGCTGCGCCAACATTTGAGCTTTTCTAGCACTCCACTGACCCGGCTTTCCACCCTTTCCACCAGCTTTAATTTTGTTAAAAAGCTTCTTTCTCATTCCGGGCTTAGTGTAATTTCCAGCCTCGTTGACGCGAGACTTGGGCTTTTTAGTCTTGCCGCCCTTCTTCATAACAACAGGTTTTTTTACAACTCTTTTAACAACCCGCTTAACTGGCTTTTTAGCTGCTGGCATACTAGGCAATCCTTATAATCGCATTAGAAGCATCTGCTGTTGGGAACTGAACTGTGAAGTCTCCAGCAGTGCTAGTCTTATCCCCACCAAAAGCCAACGCACACACCGCTTTGTTAGAAGCACTACTGTTATAAATTAGTGCTCCATTCGCCGTGATTGTTGCGCTGGAGAAGGTAAGATCTGAGAAATCGCACAGAGCAGTTGTTCCAGATGTCGTAGGAGTAACTGAGGTCAGGTTAGAACCCCCACTCGAATAACCTGTGCCACTAACTTCGTTGGTTGTAGCAAATGCCGTGGTGCTTGCGCCTAAAGATGCACTGCTCGTAAACAACGCAAGTTTAAAAGTGTTACCCGTGGTAGCAGTAAAGTTGTGAGTTCCAACAAGTATTTCCTGCTTAAACGAGGTACACATAGCTGTCGATATAGCCACTATAGTCTCCTTATAATATTAGCCATCTCTTGTTGGCCTTGTTTCTCTAACTCCGCTATCAAGGTTGTACGGTCACTCTTGATCGCCTCTTTCATGTAATATGAAATCTGTTCCAGAACTGCATCCCTAAATGCCTCTGCCTGTTGGGCAATAATTGGATGACAATTACCGCCTATGCTTACTATTCTTTTTGTTGCTTGTTCTGCCCAAAAATCCGGGTCATGGCCCATATTCTCAGTTGTAGCAACGCTTACAGCTCCAACCTCAAAAGATGAAAAACCAGACATCATCTAGCCACCCTAACAGCGCCAGCTCGGTAGCTGTCCGTGGTGTTGTACCCTTCACCAAGAACTCTTAAATCGTTCAGTGCTGACTCGTACCTAGCGTTATAAGCTTGCATCATGTCAGGCTCACTCTTTAAAAATGTTGAAGCCTCAACTAAACATCCATACAAAAGCGCACTTTCTGCGTTTGTACCCAGCCAACTCGTGCCACTAGAGGCAACAGTTATTGACTCTGGCTTGTAAAAATAATGCAACTCACTCGTTAAATTAGCATTTGGAGTTGGGCCTAATATAAAAGTGTTGGCATCAAACAAGCTGTAATATTTGGGTATGCCAGTCGTAGAGGACGAAGGATATGCCTCTCTTATAAAGTTTACGTCTTTTTGTATCAGGTATTCATAACCACTGTTATCTATAGCTATGGAATAAACCGCTAAAAAATCAGAAGGAGTAGATAAGTACTCGTTTCCGCTTGTAGTTGTGCCAGTTACATTTTTTCTAAAATCAGGAAGTTGTACAGACTTTAATATCCTGTTTTCTGCTTGTGTAATTATTAACGATAAATTATTTACAAAAGTTGTTTCAGTATTTTCTGTGTAGTCCTGTATGGCTGTCTTTAAAGTAGTAAATGTAAATGCCATCAGCTTATAACCACCCTTGCTATACCGACTTGACCCTGCATAAAAACCGCATCGTTACCCACAGGATCGAACCCTGACAACGCTCTGCTTGCCTCAAGAGCCTGATCAGGCCTAGGATTTCTCAAAGCCTGAGGGTCATTCACCTTAACCCTTCCAAGCTGCAACTGAGGCTGATCAGGACTTAAAACGTCCTTACCGACAAGCAAACCAGTTGGCCTACCATTCTTTATCTGTGGCTTGAGATCTTTTAGTGGGTATCTAAATCCGGTTAGATCACAGAAACCATAAGCATGTTTGCCACTCGCATAACTCAAAATCTATATCCTCCAGGTGCAACAAACAAAGAAGCCTTCTCTCTTGCTGAATCAGCAGCCATTCTCCACTGCTCTTCGTAGTCAGCTTTCAAAGACTCCATTCTGCCAGCAGCGGCTGGGAACTTTAAACTTAGCTGGAACGCCAAACCTGATATCAGACAAGGCAGAAATCTTGCTGGAACATCCATGTTGTTACTCGCAGGAGTGCCAGAATCTTCTATCCTTTCCATGTAGTAATAACCAAAAATATAAGTCTCTTGATCATCCGGTGTAGGCCACAAGTTTATCGTTATATTATCTGGAGTTCTCTCGACGTAATACTCCAAAGGTTTTGACCTGGTTAGCTTGTTAGATAGATGAGAATACTGACTGACAGATATCCTGCTCATACTCTGATCAAACTGTTTATCAGTATCTCCAGAGTCGGTCCTCAAAAAGCCTTCTACAATATCAAATATCTTTCCATCCAAAGCGTATGTGTTTGTTCCAGCAGTCAACGTCTGTGTGCCAAACTTAACAGTCCAAAGGTTTAACCCTCTGTTCTGCCACTCAAGCATTAAAAGATCTATGCTTCTTCTGGCAGTCTTGTAGTCATATCCGCTACGCAGCTCCAACCCAGCCCTGGCAAAAGCTTCCTCCATTGCATCAGAAAGATCTAGATTAAAAGCATGTGTTCCGCTTGTAGCCATTATCTCTTCCTTCTTTTCTTAGAAAGCCCAGCTTCAGACAGTGCTATTGCTATAGCTTGCTTTTTGTTTTTGACCTTTTTGCCAGAGCCGCCAGACTTCAGCTTGCCTGACTTAAACTCTTTCATAACCTTTTTTACTTTCGCTTGCTTGCGCTTTGCTGGGCCAGAGGATGTTTGCTTTCTCTGTTGCGCCCTACTGATAGCCATCAGGACTTACCAAACTTTTGCTTTTGAGATTTAGGTGGAGACTTCTTGCTTCCACCTTTACCAGCCCAAAAAACCTTGTTTGCCCAATAGGCTGCACTGGTAGGCCCCTTTTTTATATTCTTGGCATGTCTGGCCTTGAAGCTCTTACGAGCCTCTGCGCTATAGTTGTGGCCCATCTTTTGATCGCCAAAACGAATAATCTTCATTTTGCTGCCATCTCTAACAGCAACTACAGCCTTCTTTGTTGGATGCTTAGGGGTTCTTTTTGGTTTATTAAGACCAGATAGACCAACCTTTTTTAATCTGTTTTTCTCTGCGTCTGTTAAACTCATTTTTTCCTAGCCCTGTTTTTAGACCTAGACTCAACGCGAAGGTTGCTCCTTCTGTTGTTGCGGGTGTTCCCATCTTTGTGGTGGACATCTTTCTTATCCCCCTTAGAAACAGCCCCAGAAGAAGCCATTTTCCTTCTAGCCGCATTTCTGCCAGCCCGTCTTTTTTTCTCTTCTGGCTTCGAGTGGAACTTCTTGTATTCTCTTTTGTAGTTCCTAGCCATAGAGATTATTTTTTGGGCGCTGCCTTTTTAGGTGCAGCTTTTTTAGCTGGAGCTTTCTTTTCTTCTGGTGCCATGTCTTTCAACGCAGCTTCAGCATCTGCCTTAACAAAAACATCCCCAGAAACAGCGACATACTCACCATCTTCGTTTTTACTACCGATCTGATAAGCATCTTCGCCAGTTTTGCCGAACACTCCACTAACAAATATTTCAAGCTTTGCCATTAGTATACCTTCCTAACTTGCATGATTATGTTGTAAACATCACCATTGGAGTGGCCTATCGTGGTGAATAAAACATCACCAGTGGTTCCGCTTGGCTTAGAGTCAGGTATACCTGTGAAATCAGAGAAATCCAAAGTATCTGACCAATCGGCATTTAACTGCCAAGCCATAACGTCCGAAGAGGCATCAAACAAAATCCTTACGCTCATACCTATGGTTGAGTAGTAAATCTTTTGGATTGTAACTCCAGTGCATGATGCACCAGTCATGGGGTCTTTTGACAAAGCAGAAACATCAATTTTTGCAACAGCGGATTCACCAGTGCCGTCACTTATGTTTGTAAACCTAAAGATAGCCGTACTTGCTCCATCTTGTATGGTTTGTGTAGTTACTGCATCAGCCATGATTCACTCCTTTAGGATGCTGCGTCAAACCCTGTAATTTCAATCAAGAAACGTCCAGCGGTATAAGTGGCATCACCAGTGCCTTGGCTAACCAGGTACAAATACTGATCAGCAGCTATATCTCCACCAGCAACAACAGTGCCAGCAGAAGCCGCTCCAGCGTTGATTATTTGAGTTTCTGTTAAATCACCAATAGCAGTGTCGTTAACACCCGTTCCCTCTGTAGCAGAGAACAGGTCAATATCTGTGCTGCCTCCAGCAGGAGTCTCAACACAAGTCATCGTTACGCCAAATACTGTGCCTTGGTTTGCTGTGGTAACCCTACCAATAAACGCAACGCCATCACCGTCTTTACCGATAATATCTCCAGCAGTATCACCATCTTTTAGGCCCGTTAGATCAATCATGATTGTTGTTTTGACGATGTTTACATTGGTATCTACATCGCTCTTTAGGCGATTTACCTGAGTAACATAAACAGCCGCAGTGCCTTCAATACCAGCACTTGCAGTCGCTTCGGTTGCCATTTTGTCGCCAGAGGTAACAGTTATGGCACCAGTCGTTGCGTTTTTAGAAATCTGTTGATAGCCCTTCTCGGAACGAATCGGGCCTGTGAAAGTGGTATTAGCCATATGTGTCTCCTGTCTTGGCTAGTGTCTATGTTCCATGTGAAACACAGTCAGGATAAAAAAAGAGCTACCTCAGATCGTGATTAAGGACGTAGTTGTCTGAGGTAGCCCTGTTAATGGAACTAGCTTGTTCCTGGTGAACCATATATTGATAATGGATCACTCACTCCAAACGAGTAACGCTCACGAGCTTTATATCTCACGTTACCAGTATCGAAGTCACCATCCATGCTGGTTTCCAGCGCAGTTCTCTCGAAGTGCTTCATACCATTAGGTATATCAGTCCTCAAGAAGAAAGCATTGGTATCAGTCAGGTAGTGGTTGACCGCATATCCGCCGGGGATTGCTCCCATGTTACGGATTGCGTTGATGTCGTTGTCAGCCGTAGAAACCCTTTGTGCGGTCTCTAACAGCCTTTCTGCTGTAAACATCAAAGCGGGAGGAACGATCAACGAAGTTGGTCGAGCAGCAATCAAAAGACCACGCTCATCCGTGAAGGCTGCAATCTCGATGATTGCGTTCTCCAAAGACGTTTCGTTCAAATCCGCAGCCGTAGACGGACGGTTTGCATTTGTGCCGCCATTTACAAGCGGGTGAGATGCGTTAAACAATGTCACACCATCTCCAGATTGGAATGTGGTGAAACCGTTGTTTAAGAGGTTAGCCGCTTTGACTTGCTTAGTGTAAGCCATCGCTCTGGCAAGAGCTTTGGTATAACGTGCAGACAATGAGTCATACAAGTTATCTTCCATCGCTTCTTCCGTAATCGCAAATCCCATCGCAATGGTTTCGTGATTATATCTTGCCGTGAAGGTCTCTTGAGCTGAATCATAAGTGATTGCAGAACCTTCGTTTTTAACAGGCGCTGCCCCAAATCCCGACAGTTTTACCTCTTCTTCAAAGCTACGATCAGAGCTTTCTGTCTCATAAATGAGAGTGTGCTCATCTTCGTACTTCTCATACTCCAAGCCAAATAAGGCGTTAAGCCCAGGCAGGAGTTCTTTAAGCATTTGCGCTCTAGAAATTGCCATTTCTTAATCCCCCTT